CAACATTCTCTGAATAATCAACTTCTGTTTGGAGAATTTGTTTGCTCTTACCGGTTCCTCTATAATAACGAATACGAGTAGAGAAGTTTAATGTGTATATTATAGCTCTACGCGTTACTAAATCACCCTCATAATCATCATTAAGATCGACACTATCTAAAACTATAGGAGTGTCGGTTGTGATATCCATTGTAGGGATATCTTTTACTGTTACTGTATATTCCGGTTGGAACATTGGCAGTATCTGTTCTAATAACTGCAGACCTTCATCTTGTGTGGCCGCAAGTATATTTAATTCAAATCCAACCTTGTATACGGCTGGAGCACCTAATTTATTAACTTGTAACGTATCACCTACAATAACCTTTCTATAATTCTTATGTTTAGACACACGTGCATTCGCATCGTATTCCATAGATGATATTTCAAATGACATACGTGGCAATTTGATTGCTAACTTAGGATCACTTGTTTGTTCTGATAAACGTGCAAGTACTTTAGATCTTGGTGCATAAGCTAAAGGAACTTTAATTTTTGATAATACTTTACCAGCTGCATTATATTTGTGCACTTCTAAGTCATTGAACATAGATCCAAATACAGATACCATTCTACGTGTTGACTGATTATACCAATGATTATCAAACATTATGGATCTCCAAACGGATTAGCTTCACTAAAGTCTATGAACGAATCACCCTGGAATTCAAACTCATCATTATCAGCGTATTCATCTCTATTGTATTCTGTCTTAGTAGTACCTGTTAAGTCTACAGTAATTTTTCTTGAAGCACCAGATGATTGACCTACAAGTAAGCGTGTTGCATGTACTGCAGGCTGCATAAATGATCCATCGCCGTTTATTGATTGGTGTGGTGATACAAGTGTTAGTGTATAACTTTCAGTATCAACTACTTCATATCCAGCAACCTTACCAATTATATTAATGTTAGCACCATTATCATCAACAGTTCCAGTCCACTGATGTACGAACTCACCGATCTGGAAGTGGTTAGTATTGGCTGTAGCTGTAGTAGTGTATGAATAAGCACTAGCATATAGTAATTCTATGTTATCTACTTCAGGTAAACCTGTATCGAAATTCTGACCATTGTATTCAAACAATTCAGCTGTCAATGTATAGCTTGGTAAATCTTGTAATTGGTAGAAAGGATTCTTAGGTTCCACATACTTAATCTCAAATATTCTATCTGTCATTGTCATGTATATAAGATCACCTTCAGCAGGCCGACTTGTATGCATATTACCTAATCCTTCAGTAAGGTTCGCACCTACTACAGCATCCCAACGATTCTTAGGTATTACAAAGTTACCTTGGTCTCTTATCTCTAAACCGAATTTACCTAATAGATTACCATCGCCTTCAAATCCTTCGACGTTTTCTATAAAGCATTCTATTGGATAGGCATGACGATATTGATTGAGAGTTTCATTTAGAATGGCATCCTCATATATTTGCTCACGCGGAATGTAGACTACGTCTTGACCAAACATTCTTATGCTTTCAAGTACTAAATCTTCGTATAGGTTCTGCTCAGACCGAACAGCACCGTTAAAATATACACTAGTCGCCATTTATTATCCCATTATAAAGTTGTCTGGAGTCATCCATGTCAGCGCAACTTCTTCTTCTAATCGTTGTAATTCCTCAATGGCATCATCAAACATTTGACGACCATTCATTGTTATACCACCTGGCAATTGGAAGCCTTCGAACTTCATCATGTTCGCTCCCCATTGACGTTTAATTAATGCAGTAAGATACTTCTTTAAAAATAAATCATTATATATTTGAGCATAAGCAGATGGATCTACAATCTGATAACACTCGATAACAATAAATGAACCAGCTTTAAGATCACCAAATCCTTCATCCATATGAAGTCTATCCATATGTCTACTATATCTTATATGTTCTTCTGTATTTAATTGACTTTCTATTAAGGATAGATGTTGTAGCTTCTGTTCATAGTTTTGAATTTGACTTGTCATTCCACCAACCATAAACACATCATTCAAACGCATGTGATAACCTACATCGAACAAAGCATTACCAGCAGTAGAATTAATCTTTAACATTCTTACTACGGATGTTATATGATCACTTACTGTAATATAATTATTAGTTATATCAGTTGCAGTAAGCTCATGTTTTAAATATGTACGTAGTATAGCATCATCATGCCATGTCTGGTAGAACTGTATCGCGTCATCTGTGCGATCTTCTATCTGGTCGTCGTCCACATTGATCTCTATTACTGGAGATCCTAATGATCTCAAGCAATATTCTTGTAATGTAGCTCTAGTTGTTGGTGCCGCCATAATCTTTCCTTATCTATATACAGTTATTTATATAATTACGGCACTCCGTTTGCCGCTTTGATCGCTGCTCTCTTAGCTTTATACTCGTCAGAAAATATTGCACCGTATAGTTTCTCCTTTAAAAAATTTACAGGAGCTGATATAATTTCAATTCCGAATTGAATAGGTGTATTTGTTATACCAAGCCATAGCGTGTCTGCTATTTTTGGTGATCTATCATAATGTATTCTAAAAAATCCTGGATCAGTTCCTAGTATCTGATTACCGTTCACATCACGACCCGGTTGCTTAGTGACATTCAATCTAAGTAGCGTTGCTGCATCAGCATTTGTATGATGTTTCTGTGTGTATAGAAACTTTGCCGCTTCAATATTTCCCATACCTAATAATATAAAGTCAGAATCTTTTACAGGTTCTCTTTTAGCATGAACAAGTGCTAAAGCAGCTACTTGATCATATGATAATCTATCTATTTCAAATTCATGCTTATAGTTTGGTCCAGGCTTACCGTTAGGTTGTCTATCAATGGCTTGCCATAACCGATCAAGCCACATTGGCCTATTCATTTTTCTAGTTCCAGGATATCCCCATGGTTTCCAATCTCTTGTATTTCTTCTTGAATTAAAATTGTCTATCAGAGTTAGATACATTTGTGCTGCAGTCGCTATAGAATTGTGTGTGAATTGTACATAGCCATAAGCTGTTGGGTTTGGATTCGAAGGGGTAGGTGCAGGCTTTTCTTTAGGTTTCCAATCTGCTTCACATCCAGTTAACTCATCTATCCACCACATTGCATTACCTTTAAACTGATCAAAATTAAATCTGCTGATATCAACATCGTTAAGTGAAAGATAAGATGCTTGATCCCAAACAACTAAATTTCCAAACTGATCAAACCCAGCAAAGACTACTCGGTCTGGAGTAGTATTTCCACTTGCATCTGGATCAGTATACAATTGAATTCTAAGTCTCTTATCTCTTAATTCAACTCTAACTTTAAAAGATTCATTGTTTGCATCCAGTTGGTAAGCTTTATATGTACCCATACCTTGTTCAGCATAGTCAGTATATGCTTCATCTATTGTTTCAGGTTCAACTACAAAATCTATAAACTGATACAATGAATTACCAATATTCAATGCAGCAAATTCTAGAATGTTTAAATCTTGATCTGTATTAAACCAATCATATTGCTTATAGAAGTATGAACCAACATATCCCTTTAAAAGATTAAAATATTTTTCATCATCTTTTGCAGTTGAATTGCTACCCTTTCCATACATTGGTTCATATATTGTTTTTATACCGGCATATACTGCCTTCTTTTGTCTTGCGGTTAGCTGATCTGCTACATCGATTTTAGGTTTTGAATTTTGAGCTCTCATTATATCATCGAATACAAGGTAACAAGCTTCAGTGTAAAACGATCCTGTAGCTGTTCTTTTAAGTTCGAATGGTTGCTTTTGTGCGTAGTCACGTGCTGTTGCTACGTGTCTAGATACTGCGTGTATTGGAGTCGGTAATGCCATAATTTAACGGCCTAGTATTATCTTTTCTTTAATGTAGGCTTGCTTCTTCTTTGATTAACATCAGCTGGATTCATACCCATTTTAGTAGCATCACCATATTTCTTCATTGTTTTATCTAGAGATGCTTTCCTGCGCTTAGCACGTTTCATTGCAGCAGGACCCATTTCATCTATGTCTTCATCTCTATAACGTTTCTTCCTACGCTTCTGATCTATCTCATCTGGGGTTGCACCATTCACTTCGTTAGTGTCTTCTTCAGGTACACAGTTATTAACCATCTTACCGCCTTTACCTTTCTTCATGCCGGCTTTTTTAAATCCATCCCAGCAATCTATTTCCCACAACTTAAATGTTTGCATACTAGTACCCGTATTTTGCCATAAGGTTTTCTTTATCTTTCTTTTTCTTGACACTCTTGCCATTAGTATTCATATCAACAGCACCTGAACTTGATGCATTTGCTGCAGCATCTTCATGTTGTCCCATAATACTTTTATTAGCACTTGCAAGAATCTCTGCTACATCACCATCATATGCATAGTTAGCATCGATACTAGCCATGTCTGACTTAGCTTGTGACTTAGCATCTTTAATCTTCTTAGCTTCACGCTTAGCTTTTGCTTCAGCACGTCTCTTCATAGCTTCTTTAAAACCCATTGTTCTACGATCAACACTAACAGCTTCATCCATATGATCGCCCTTATGTGCTTTTAATTTTCTTTTCTTCTTAGAAGTATGCATGTACATATCTTCAGTAGTGTCTTCATTATGTTTCTTAAGCATAGTCATTACAGCATCAGATTCAGATGAACCTTTTTTAATCTTCTCGATTTCTGCCATAGCTTTTTTCATATCACCAGAATGTTTCTTAGCAATCTTCTCAGCTTTTTTAAGTTCAGCAGATGATAGGTCAGATCCTCTAGCCTCTAGTATTTCTGGCATTAAATCTTCAATGTCTGCATCATCCATTGCATAATCTTGACCAGATACATATGCTAATACTCTTGCCTTTTCACCTGTAGCTAATGCACCAGTTCTTGTTATCTTAAGCTTAATACCGTATTTAGTTTCTGCAAATTTTTTATCTCTAGCAGTACCATCCCAATTAAGATCAACAGTGATTTTACCTTTACCAGCCTTTAGCTTAGATTTTTCTTTAATTTCTGCTTCAGCCATACCTTTAGTATCAGGATCTAGATCACTCATATCCATATCAGATTGAGGACAGTCACCTTCTTCATGCATTGTACCACACTGCTCACACATTCCCATCTTCTCATCAACAGGCTTTACTCTAATTTCTTTAACTGATTTCTTCTTTTCATTCTTTTTGTCAATGGCTGCAGCAACTTTTACTGCTATAGCCGGTGATTCAGCCATGTCACCCATGGTGTAGTTGCCTTTATCATCTGGAACATCTTCATCAGACTTAAAGTCATCAGTGTTCTCATTCTTTTTATCTCCAGGCTCAGGCTTTTCATTATCACCATCCCAACCAGCATCGATTGCATCATAGAATTTCTTCTTTGCATCTCCTTCTAATTCAGCTGGTGAACCTACGCCGAATCTTTTAAGTATTGAATTGAAGAATTTTTGGTAAGCTTCCTTACCGCCTGATGCTTCTCTGATTTGTTTGATTGATTTCATGTTATTCCTTTTTATTGATCGTTATATCTTTCACGATTATCTTTGTTAAAATGGTTATCCATCATTACTTGGATCTTGACTATTTCTATCATGATATCATTATACCGTTCGGTAGATGCTATCCTGTATTCTGTATTTACTTTGACATCCGCTATCATATTTTGTTGGGTATTGGTTATCTCAGATGCCCACCATACTGCAGTCATCGACTGTCCAAACAAAACAATGAACATTGTAATACCACCGTTCCTTATCCAGTTTGGTAACCTTGCAGATCTTTCTCTCCAAGATGATAACTCTTCTTCCTGTCTTGCCAATGCATTATGCATTCGTTCTAAACGCAACTCTATATCACGTAATCTATCTTCTGCCATTTATATCTCCGTGATATATTTAGTACTATGAATGTATTTATACATCTTTTTCTTTCCACCTTTCAAGATGTGGAATATACTCTGCCATAGCATGATCAGAGAAATTATCGACTTTAAGCTGTACCAAACCACCTAACATTCCTTTCATACGATCAATAAATCTACCAATCGGTGACCATTTACCATCATCATCAACAGAACCATCATGTCTTATATACATTAAATGACCATGATGTTTGTATCCCATGATCATCAATGGTACTCTTGTGACTATATCATTGTTATTCTGCCATCTTATATGGTCTACTTTCATACCTTTAACATAAGCATGCCAACCAACTCTTGGTGAACCAAATGTATATAACTGTACTGGATCAGGCATGTCATAACTATATGAACATCTTGCTGCCATAATAGTTGCCATTGCTGCACCTAATGAATGACCACAGAACCATAAGTTCTTTGTAACCTTCTCTACATCAGGTCTAACCATCGGCCATAGTTCATCAACTTCATTCTTAAAGCCTCTATGAACTCTTGATATTGTTTCTGCTGGTACAGGAAATGCTTTAAGATCTGCCTTGAGATCATTAAATTCAGAAGGTTCTGTACCACGACAAGCTATAACAACATCTGTAGGTGATTCAAATCTATATGCTTGAGCTCCACCGTTGTCATAGAATTTACATTTAGTGAAGCCATGTGTCTTTGCTATTTTCTTAACGGCCTTCTCAACGCCATACGCATCAGCTGCGAGGTGTGCAAATAATACACTCCTTTGTTTTATATCCATATGCCAAATACTCATTACTGCGCTCCCCAATCTTTATAAGCTTTGTATCCACCCCAAGCTATTGCAGCGATAGCCACAATTTTAATCATTGATGTTGCAAATATTGCAACTAATCCCATTACTACTAAACCTAAATTACTTCCCATTAGTATTCTCCTCTAATTAAAAATATTACCGTTTTCTACGTTCTCCAATAATTCATTCCATCCACCTTCTTTCGGATTCAATATTATTTGCATCCACCATTTAGGTTCCGGACTATTATAAACCACCGTATGTAACCACCCCGGTCCATTATGAAGAATAGGTATAACATAACCATCTTCATTCACACGATACTTGTGTTCATATTGTAACTGATCTTCCCACGTGTATCCATTAGGATCTATATACTGCAACTTGTAATCATCCGGATCATCAAGTACATTAAACGGAAATATTAAAACATATCCCGTATCTGTATGTGGTACAAAATCATACCCTGGTTCTTTCTTACATAAGCATGCACGAACAGATCCTTTTTGAAAATCATCATTAGAGATCAGTCCATCATATGGAAGATCTACATCACCACTCTCAAACAAATCTGCATTTAAACCAGCAAAATCTTCTTGCCATCCATAACATTCAATACCATCAACCCATGGTCTTGGATCCTTCCTTGCTGCAATCAGCTCTTTCTCTCTTTCTTTTGTAATAATACCGGCCAATGCAGGTATCTCAATACAATAATCTCTCATAACTTTATAGCTTTTCGCTTATCTCAGTTTCTAAGTCTTCAATTCTTTGCTCTAACATATCCATGTTAGCAGCTATTTTTGGATGTACCTGCTTCCAAGCATCTGGATCTTGATTCAACCATGTCCATCCATACTTGTCTCTAAAATAATCTACTGTATCATCAAGTTTATCATAACCCCATAAACCAATGCGTGTGTCTTTTATATACATTAAGAAAGCTGCACCTAATATAGCTCCAGCAATACTCGTGTATATCCATAGTGTATCTTCAAACATCTTCTTCTCCTGTATTACCGGTGCATACACCGTTGCTAAATGATTCAAAATCAGGGCCTAACTCTCTTTCATATACATTCTTCATAAACTTATCTTTCTTTAAAACGTCTTTCATGTTCTCTAAATCTGGCGCAGGGTAAGTCTTACTTGGTCCCTCATCCATAATGAACTCCTTAAAAATAGATCTAGAATCTTCGTACTAGATCGTGATTAATTTTAGCTAACAATTGTTCTTCAGTTTCTACCCTCAATACATCAGGTATACAACAATCGACTGGACACACCTCAACACATTGAGGTACAGCAAAATGCCCTACACACTCGGTACACTTATCACCATCTATCTCATAAATTTCAGAGCCCATATAAATTGCTTCATTAGGACACTCTGGCACACATACATCACAATTGATGCATTCATCTGTTATTAGTAAACTCATTAATTCTGTGTTACGCTAAGCGTACACCCTCCAACTGTTTGACAAGTATTTGTTACACTATATGATTGAGTAGTATTACCATATTGTAATACACTTATATCAGTATGATATGTACCTGTTAAATCTACTGTTGCTGTATGAGCTCCGTTATCTTTTTGTATAATACTTTGTTCTCCACCATCTGTTCTGACTGTCAAATACG